TCATACATACGTTGTGCACCTAAGTTGACATTACCGTCACCCATTCCTCTTACAGCATCAGCTGTAAATACAAATTCGTTATTTGAAAGCATCGCAGGGATGTCGTCAGCCTTTTCTTTTACACCAACTGGAGGAATAAATCCACCACTTTCTCTAAGGTCTAATTCTGTTACACCCGCTGGGTTTTCATTTAATGGTAGACCCATGATGCCTGACGCCTGAATCGCGTTCTCTTCTGGACTACCCATGGCATATTGCATTCTACCACCCTCTGCAGAGTTAGTTCTTACAAATTCTTCTATCTCTTCTGAAGATGCACTTGGATTTAAGTTTCCATAATATCTTCTTAAATAACCTTGTAGCAAACCTCTATCTCCAGATTTTCTTAATGATTCAACATCTTCTTGTGCTTTTGCAGTAAGTAAACCACCTACGATTGATGGTCCTATTGTAGCAGCAGTTTTACCTAAACCAGTTCCTAAAAATTTACCTAGTGTACTTGTATTAAAAGCACCTCTTCCTAAACCTTCTGCTAAAGGGGAACCGATAAAAGTATTACCTAAAAAATTTTTTAATCCTAAACCTGGTCCTGTTACAAATCTACTAAGTGGTCCCATACCCATAAGACCTGCTCCACCTATTGTCAAAGCAGCTAATCCTAAAGGTGATTTAGCTACTTTACCTACACTTTTTACAGCGCCTTTAACAGCTTTACCTATAGACTTAACAAGGCTTCCTAATCCGTATAATTGTCTGGGCATTTGTCCTCTAGAAATTGGCATAATTTCCTATCTTATTTTGTTTTTCCAAATAAATCAAGACTTGGCATGACTACTGTTACATCTCTTCTAATGTCTTCTTCAGAGATATTTTTAGCCTTCCACTCAGAATCGTCCTTATACTCTTCGCCAGTCTTTTTATTTGTTATTTTTTCTATTATTTTCTTGGGTTTTATTACTTTCATTATGTTACTACCTGTCTTGGTTTTACCTCTAATATTGATGCTACTACATGCAATTCATTAGCATCAGCAGCTTGTACTTTTAAAGCTTCACTTTCCTCTAATATTAAAGGTTGGGTTAATAATTCTACTGTTGTGTTTGATCCAACAGCTTTAGCTTTAAACAAACTGAATATGTTTCCTGACGCATCGACCAAAGTTACATCAATTGTAGTTCCTGATCCTGCATCTTCTGATACTAATATAGACTTTATAATAGCGGTTGTTGCAGATGGCACTGTGTATACAGTGGTTAAATCTGCGCTAGTTAAGTCTGATTTTGCATTTAAAAAAGTATTTGCCATTAGTTTAAAAAGAAGTTTTCTGCTTCTACCTCATCTTTTAATTCTTGTTGAAACGTCGTATTTAATTTTTCTATTACAGCATCTAAATCTCTAACTTGTGCATCAGCAACTTGTTGAGAATATTCTTTACTAGGTCTTGTTAATACTTGAACTATCTTTGCCATTATCTTCTTCCATCTGGTTGTGTATCTAATCTAAACGTACCAAGTTTCCAAGATTGAGATGCAGCTGTATTTTCTATTTTAAGTGATATTGCTCTTGCTCTTGCACGTGTATCTACTTTAGTTGTAGATGAACTTATATCAAAAGGTCCAAGTGGTGAACTAGATTGTGAATCGTTAGAATAATTACGTAAGTTTAATGTAATTCTAGTATTACCAGTTTGTGATATAAAGTCAGGTACAAATCTTCTTATCTTCATAATAAACTCACCATCACCTTTAAACGTTGCTACACCTGATGATTGACCTAAAGCGCCTCTCTGTTGTGTAATATCAAAGTCTCCAGATTTAATATTAGAAGTGATAGCTGTAGTTGCTCCACCTTTTATTTGATCTGTTCCTGTTTCATGTTCAAAATATGTCGTGCATCCATCTGTATTACCAACCACATCATAAGAATCATTACTACTCGCATCATATTCCGTAGCGTGAGGTAAACCAAATATAGCTGAATCTTTCCATGTGCCTCTTGCTAAAGTTCCTGTAGTCCATACTGGTCTTCGTGGACTTGAATCAAAATAATTATAAGTCACACACCTATCAACAACCGTTGAACCTGAAGAACAATAAAACCAAGTAATCTCACCAAACAAATTATTTAAACCTGCGTTAATTAACTGTGAGGCTGTAGTGTTTAAATTTGTAAAAACAAAATCTTCTACTAAACAAATCATTGATTCTAGATTACCTGCGTATTTAAAAAATCCGTTTTCAGAAAACCAATATGCAGCACCATCAACTTCAATTGCAGCATTCTGTCCAATCAATCCACAGTTGGTGCCAACTTGTGCAAAACCAAATGTAAAAGGTGATCCGACAAAACGCATGGTAAATAAAGATGTGTCAGACCATATATAGATAGCATCTCTACCTCTAACTGCTCCTACAATTCTTGATCCATCTGCTAATCTCTGTGTGCCAGCTGTATTCGTTGCTGTGGGTGTGTATGAATTTATATTTTCTTGATCTGAAAATCTTATAAACATTTCATCTTGAGTAGTCTTGTCACCAATCGTTGTTTCAGTTCCAAAAAAAACTAAGTGACGATCTGGTGTAGATACTATCATATCTCTTGATGCAGTTGGTGCACCAGATATAATTGTTGCTCTTGTACTGGTTGCGTTCGATGCATCAGCGTTCCATGAAAAAACTTCTGCATTGTGAATTAAAGCAATTACAGTTTTACCAAAAGCATCGATACTCCAAAGACCTGGATCAAGAACTAAGTCTCCTGATGCAGCTTCACCCCATGCAACATAGTCTGATGAATTAGTTACTGTTGCACCATCAGAGTGTGCTGATCTTGTAGAATTTCTGACAGCTCTTGTTATACCTGTTAAATCATTACCAGAAATACCCGTGTAAGAAATTTCTTCATTACCAACTTGAATAAAATTTGTACCTGAAGATGGAAAGTTTGTTGTGCTTGTTAATGTGATAGAAGTTCCTGATCCACCAGTTCCTGCTGTGTCGTCTAACAATGCGCCATTTAAAGTTGTTGTAACTGCTCCTGATGCTTCACCACTCCAAGAACCTAATCCCCAACCAAAACCTGGTAATTGTTCTGCAGGTCCTACAGTATAATAAGCTTGAGATCTTATTCCTCCAGAAGCTGTGGCTCCTGATCCAGTTTCATTTGATGGCATTGTAATTGTAATCGTAAGTGCCGTAGCCGAAGTAACCATAAATTTTTTATCATTAAAATCGGATGCACCAAAATTAGATCCAGTTATCGTAGTAAAACTATCTAAAAGCACAATGTCATTTGCATTCATATTGTGAGGAGTTGGATAAGTAATTGTGACTTCAGCGGATCCATTAGTAGTTGTAAAAGCGTTTGTTAAAGTTACAGTTGCTCTTATAGGATGTATGTCATAGAATACACCACCTGTATAAGCATATAAAATTCTATTTGTTCCTATAATTGAATATTTAATACCTTCTTTATTAACTAAATGAAATAAAGCTCTAGCTGAACCGGTTAATTTATGATCACCTAATTGCTTCCAGCCACCTATTTTTTCAGGTGTGCCATATCTAAATCTTACATTATCACCATCAACCCATTGTCCTTCGGCTGTGGTTTCAGTGATCTGTTTATTAAACCCTGGTTGAAATCCAATTTTTTGTAGCATGTATATCTTATAATATGTATTTAATTATTTAGCAATTATGATATTTATATAAATCTATCATACAATGTTAAACATTGTAAATCTATTCCATTTATGTTATAAAAACCTCGTATTATAAGAAAGTAATAGAAATAATACATTCATATGAATCTAAAGTTTAGCTATTGGTATTTTAAGGATGCACTACCTCATAAGGTATGTAGTGATATATTAAAATTAGGTTTATCAAAAACCAATAAATCAGCTTTAGTCGGTAATAGTAAAAATAAAGATATCACAGATAAAAAAATAAGGAATTCAAACATCGCTTGGTTAGATGAGAGATGGATTTATAAAGCTATTCATCCCTATGTTTATGGCTCTAATCAAAATTCAGGTTGGAATTTTGAATGGTCGATTACAGAAAATTGTCAATTTACAATTTATAAAAAAGGACAGTTTTATGATTGGCATCAAGACTCTCATTTTAAACCATATGATTCAGGAGCTTTACAAGGTAAAATTAGAAAACTATCTATGACTATTTTACTAAATGATGCAAAAGAATTTAAAGGTGGAGATTTTTTATTTGATTTAACAACACCTAAAGATAAGAAAAAAAACATAATTAAAGTCAAAGAACTTACAACAAAAGGTTCAGTTATAGTCTTCCCTTCTTTTTTATGGCATAAAGTAGAACCTGTAACAAAAGGAACAAGATACTCTTTAGTAGTTTGGAATTGTGGTAATCCATGGCAATAATCTTAAATACATACTCACCTTTTTCTGTTCCTATATTTGAATGGACAGATGTACTTTCTAAAAATGAAAATAAACAATTAGAAAAATTTGCTTTAAAATTAGAAAAGAATGAAAAATCAGAACATAAAAGTAATGAAGGTGGTTTTCAATCCGAAGGAAAAACACCTGAAATAGATATAGAATTAAAACCTTTATATGATAAAATACAACATTGCTTCAATGAAGTTGCATCTCAGATGCAATACAAAAAAGATATCCAGGTTGATTTAAGTAGAGGTTGGTTTAACGTAAATAGAAAAAATAGTTATAATCAATTACATACGCATCCAGGATGTAATTTTGCATGTTGTTATTACATTAATGTTCCTAAAAACTCAGGAAAAATTATTTTTAAAAATCCAATTCAAGCAGAGACACATATGAACCACTTTGAATATAAATCTTACCATTCATTCAATAGTATTGATTATAATATTAAACCCGAGACATCTAAATTTTTAATGTGGCCAGCTTATATGGAACATTCAGTAGAAACAAATAAAACAGATAAACCAAGAATTAGTTTTTCATTAAATATTAAAATATATGACATTTAAAACAAATCATTTTCAAATTATTAAATCAGCGATTTCAAAAGAAAAAGCAAAATTTGTTTTTGATTATTTTAACTTATATAAAAATAGAATTACAACATTTTTAAGTAAAAGATGGATCCCTCCTCATGATACAACTTATGGTAATTGGAATGATGGCCAATGTAATAATGCTTTTTGTTGTTATGGTGATCCAGCCATGGAAATCTTATTACAAGAATGTAAATCTATTTTAGAAAAAAATACTAAAGTTAAATTAATTGAAACATATTCTTATGCTAGAATATACAATAAAGGATCAGAATTAGAAAAACATTTAGATAGACCAAGCTGCGCTATATCTTGTACTATGAATCTTGGTGGAGATTTATGGCCTATCTTTTTAAAAGATAAACATGGCAAAACAAATAGAGCCGATCTAAATCCAGGTGATTTATTAATATACAAAGGATGTGAGTTAGAACACTGGCGTGAAAAATTCACAGGGAATAATTGTACTCAAGTCTTTTTACATTACGTAGAAAACAAAACTAAAAACAAGAAATTAAAATGGGACACTAGACCTCATTTAGGTTTACCAGCTGATTTTAAACATGAAAATATTTAAATTTAAAACAACACCTAAATCAAGTTTAGCCCCTAATTATGCTTTTACTATTGGAGTTAATTATATCGATGAAGATGTTGATTGTAAGACTTTATTAAATCTAGCAAAAAGTAAAAAAGATTTATTATCGTTGGATGATCCTGTGATTAAAAAATTAATTGAAATGTTGCTTCAACAATACCGAGTTTATATTTTTAACGCAGGATTAAATTTAGAAGATTGTTATCTAGAATGTAAAACATTTATATCTAAAAAAGACACAGATTATACTTTAATTAATAAAGACGAACATGCTTATATTTCTATGAATTTAGATTTAATTTCAAATAAAGGTACTACTAATTATTTAATGCCTTTACTTAGTTCTCTTAATTTAAATAAAAATGAACAACACAGTATACCAAATGTTATAGGTAAAGTCACAGTATTTGAAAGTTCTATTCCTTTTTATTCTGTTAAAAATAAAAAAGAAAGAGTTAATATAATATTTAATATCCTGACTAGAGAACATGTTGAACAAATAAAAAAACAAGATAAAAAAAGATTTAAAAAGATTATAAAGTTTTATGAGCAGGCCTAAAAAAAGAAATAAAAATTATACCTCTGAATTAAATTATAAAGTATATAAAAATTTTTTACCAAAAAAACTATTCACAGATATAGTTGATATACACCAAGGTGTTAAAAACACATTTAGTTTTCCTTGGTTTTACTCAGGCACAGTGGGATATAAAAATGAAAAAAAACTAACAAAAATAGATAAATTAAATAATTTTTATTTTTCATCTTTGATATATGAAAATGGAAAAGCTTTAAGTCCTCATTTTAATTTATTAAAAAATATACTTAATTACATACCTGATTTTAAACAGTTGATTAGAATTAAATCAAATCTCTATACTAATTTAAATAGGGTTTATGAACACACTCCTCATATAGATAAAAATGAACCTCATAAAACTTTAATATTATATTTAAATACCTGCAATGGTTTTACTAGACTTCAAGACAACACCATCATTAAATCTATTGCAAATAACGCTGTAATATTAGATGGAAATATCTATCACAATAGTTCTACAGCTAGTGATAAAGCAATTAGGTTAACAATAAATGTTAATTATAAATCTTCCCAAGAATTGGAAGTATGATTAAATACTTTATTTAAATAAGAAAAAGTTTCGGGATCTTGATTTAAATCACCAGCGACCCAACCTTTTGTATTACCAGAACTTGTATAAGTTGCATCATCCCATTTATAAGTATAACCGTCTAATTTAGTTGGTCTTGGTAAAGGTGGTTGCCAATCAAAATTAGCATCTAAATTCCAATTAGATCCTGGTTGTTCTTCAATAAAAACATCATTAACTGAATCATAAGAACCTCCTATGTTTGCATACCTTCCTCTAAAATTTCCATTAACAGAAGTTTGAACCCATGTTGAATTAGGTTCGTTAGATATTTCTTTACATTTAGCAATACCTAATGCTTCTTGTTCTACACCCTCTCCATCAATAATATCATTATTATTAATGACGATGACGTTTATTACTTGGTTATTTTCATCTAATTTTGCAAAATGTGCCATAATTTTTAAACTGCTATCTGGTATCTAACGACAACAATTCCTCCTCCGCCAACTTCAGAAGTTGGTCTTGCGTTTGCACCACCAGAATAGTTACCGCCTCCACCACCTGTTGGATTATTACCTGTATCTGCACTTTGGCTTGAACCATCTTGTCCTCCGCCGCCTCCAGCGACATAATAAGGAGAAGCGACCCATGTTACTTGATAGCCAGCACCACCTTGTCCACCATTTGGACCTGGAGGTCCATTTTGACCAGCAGCGTTTTTACCGCCTCCGCCGCCGCCGCCGTTATTACCGCCGCCACCGCCTTGGCCACCATTATTTCCTTGTCCAGGAGATCCAGATCCACCAGAAGAGCCTGCTCCAGCACCGCCGCCTCCTCCAGATCCACCAGGAGTTCCAGCAAAGTCTTGTCCGCTTCCTCTACCTCCTCCAGTGCTAGTAAGTCCAAAAGCACTTGTGTTTCCACCTGTACTTGCACTTGAACCTCCTCCGATAGAAATAGGATATGCTGTAACAGTAGCTGTAGCTGATCCTGTTCTTAAACCTCCAGCGCCACCGCCACCTACAAAGTCACCTTGATATTGACCTTGTTGAGCTCCGCCACCGCCAGCACCAATAATATATTCTATTGTGTCATATGTTGAGTCTGAAGCTAAAGCGGATACAGTAAATGTTCCGCCTGATGTAAATGTATGGATTCTATAATTACCATTGTCTGCTTCAGTTCCACCTGAAGCTACAATAAACGTCAGGCCGCCTTGTCTTTGACCGAAACCACTTGCTGCTGCGGCTCCTATCGATCCAATTATAGGCATCTTTTTATACTCCTCCTATTATGCAAACTGTGTTTGCGCTGCTAATGCCGTAAATGCAGCATCACCAGTTTTAATTACAGTGTATGTGTAAACATCAATAGAACTAGCATTACCGCCAGATGGTGCTGAACCACCTTGCCATTCAGGTGTAACAGAAGATCCGTCAACTTGAAAAGCATTATTGTAATATGCTGACGAACCATTTGTTACTAAGAAAGCAACTGTGATTGATTCACCTGTATCCATAATACTGTTTAATGTATTTGAACCATCACCTCTGATATTTACTGTAAAGTTACCTGCTGCGTTTGTTGTGTGGTAAAGAACAGCTTGTGTGATTACATCATAGTTTACTGTTCCAGTTGTACCCGTTGCAGCGATAGTTATTTTTTCTGCTAGTTGCTGAATTTTACCAGCACCTAAAGTTACTCTTCCAATTCCTTTTGGATTAATGTTGAAGTCAATGTTAGAGTCTCCTCCAGTCGCTGCTATCTCAGGTGCGTTACCTGTTGCTGCGTTAGTTACATCAATTTGGTTTACTGCTGATGCTGTTGTTTGGAAAACAATTTGCTCATTACCGTTTTCATCTTGTATTCCGTGAGCGTCATCAATTTTAATATTGTTATCGTTAGTGTCTAAATCACCACCTAATTGAGGTGAAGTATCTTCAACAACTGATTTAATACCTGTGTTGATTGTTACTATATCAGGATTTGTACCATCATTAGCTGCAGCAAAAACAAGAGCATCACCTTTGTCTGTTGCAGAAAAAGTAAATGTATCACCTGATCCAGATGTATATTTAAATTGTACTGTGTATGCACCTGATGTTGAGTTTCTTAAAAAATAAAAAGTTTGAGCATCTAAAGGTATAGTTACAATTTGATTTCCTGTAATCGTGCCTGTAAACTCAATCATTCTGTGAGACATT